GCGTTTTATAAATCATTCCTTAAAGTTTAGTTGAGCGAACTCATCTGTTTTTAAAAGCTTTATCAATTGCTTCTTTGCACCTGTAGGTCCTTTAGTAGGCTCAAATCTGTAAGCGGCTTTATTTTTAACTTTAGCTCTGTACTTATCCCAGTACCACCTAAACCAAAATTCATCGGTATAGTAAACGTGCTTGTTAATGCCTTGCGCTTTTAGCTTATTAGTTTCAAACCAGTCTATAGTAGGTTTGTTAAAGTTTCGTTTTACGCGCTTAATTCTAACTGACCCTAGGTTGTGTCCAAAGTAAAACGTTTTACCTTCTAAGACCTTCTCTATGATCTTCTTGTTGAATCTTTCTATGTAGTGCGAGAACAAAGAATAAGTTACATCACTCTCAGGGTGCAACTTTTTGTACTCTTTGTACATGTCTTTTACTGCGTATCTATTCATTTACTTTTACTTCTCCTCCATCATCCGGTAAGAGAATTTGTAACTCTCCTGCTAATAATGCTTGTGTTATTCTTTGTACCATATCCGCTGTAATTGGGAACGAGTTGTCATCATCATAACAATCTCCATCACAATCAAAATCTTTTAAATCTCTAGGGTCTTCAAATATTCCCTTTACTACAACCTTTATTGGCTTAGCATTTACAATATACAAATAATCATTTTGTACAAAGTAACGTGCAACCTTACCAGTAAAAGTACTGTGACCTATAAAAGGAAGTTCTCCAACACTCATGGGAGCATAAGACTTTAAGTTGTCTAGCGTACCTACATAAGTAAATGGACTGCCATTTTTAAGACGGATAGGAGAAGGAAGTTTTTTCTTACTGCGCATGATAATACAATCAATCTGTACATCACAGCACTCAGATGCATTTACCTTTTCCATATCTATACAGAAGCTCTGCATAAACTGCTCAGGTAAATGTGTATTACGCTCTTGATCTCTACGGATCAACAACGCACGGTAGTACATAACGTTAAACTTCAGACGCTCCACGAAGTGTGGTACATCTGTTTTGCCTACGATGTCTGCAAGGTTATATACAATCTCATTTAAAGTCATAAGAGCAAAAGTATTATAGCTATCCCAGATGCTCCACCAACAACGTTACGTCCAGCCTTAGCAGACTTAACCTTTCGCTTTAACTTCTTTTGCTCTTCTAGCAGCTCGTCTGTTTGACGAACATACACAGATTGTATACTGTCGCACAACAGAACTTGTTGCCCTTGATCTTTAATGATGGAATCCTTTAAGGATAGCTGTTTAGCAAAGATACTAATTTTTACGCTATCAGCTTGATGTACCTGCTCGAGGTAATCAAGTCGATGTAAGTCTTTTACGATCTTCGCAAAATTAATTGTATCGCTTTGCGAGAAAGCTGACAAGCTCATCATGAGACATAGAGTCAACAGCAGTAGCTTTTTCATTGTATTCAGCATTTATGTTATACAGAAGGGAATCTACACGTATAGACTCTAAGTGCATAGAGTCAATGTCATGTTGGTAACTGTCGATGCTGTAATGTAGCTTGTCTATCTCTACAGATAGAGAGTCTATTACTCTCTGGTTGAATTCTATATCCACAGTAGTAGGCGTAGTATAACTGCCCATGAAGTATCCCGCTCCAAATAAGAACAGTACTACAACAGCAGTTAGTATACGTCTATCTACAATCATTAGAATCTAAAGATGTAATTAAATAATGTAACAGAGTAGCGTCTTGCTCCTAAGTCCATGTTAAGATCAAATACAGTTACAATGCCAAAACGCACTTTAACCATTACCTTGTCTCCTTGCTTGTTTGTGGCTTTCCAGCCGTTCTTAATTTTTATCATTTCTTTGCAAATTTTTCTAATCCTGCGATACCAAAACTACCTAACGTTACTATAACAAAACTGTTATATGTAAACTCGTTTATAGGAAGATCATTACCAACCATGCCGCTAATTACATCAGCAACCATAACAATTACCATAACAGCAAAAGACATAAATCCGATAACGGTTTTTTCGTTATACGTATTGTCATCCTTAAAAATATCTTTAAAACTCATAATTTTATCTATTATACGACGGACCTTACTTTTTGTTTCAGATTGTGTCGTAGTTTTCGTATGTAATTGTGACTTCTTCTCCATCCTCAAGTGCTTTAGCTATTGCAGGGTAAATCTTCTTATAAGCGTTTACTGACCCTCCAACAAATCCTTTAATGTCTGAGGTACTACCTACAAGCAAACACCCACTAGTGTGCTCGTCTGTATTACCTGTGTGAATTAATATGTACTCAAATCCTGGTACATCTCTCACCCATAACATGCCTTTATGCATGTCGCCGTATTTTGCTTGGTATCTAGTATTAAACCCTCCTACAGTACGAAGTGTAATCTTATATGTACCTGCAGGAATACGAGTCTCGTGCATTACCTTTTCATCTCGGTGCTCATCCTCTAATGTATAACACAAGAAATGCTTCCCGTTTGTTTCATCGAAAAGCATTCCAAGTGTAAAGTCATCAGAAGAATTGTATCTAACTACGCGTAATTTCATAGTTTATCTTCAATTTTAATGTTGCCGTTGTATACCACATTACTCTACAACTTCTAGTTGTTCAGCTGGGGCAGGCTCTTCCATAGGAGTGTACTCTCCTGTGTTAAGGTCAATAGTTACTTGACCATACTTTTGCTCTAGTTCTTCTTGCAGCTCTTTAAGGTTATTTTCAAATAGACCAATGTTAGCAATCAATTGAGACTTTTGGTATTCCATCTCACCCAAATTCTGCTTTGCTTTTGTAAAAGTATTTACAGCTACTTGGATTTTTTCTAGTTCCTCTTGCGAGAGTTTTTTGACTTTTGTTGCCATGCTATTAAAATGTTTTATTAGATTCAACTACTGCAAATATAGTACAAATATATTTATTTGTTTTTTTATAACACTGCCATAGATTGGCTGTTTGCTGTCAAGAAGTCGTAGTTGCCGCTGTCGTCAGGATCATTATTGGCTGGAATAGAAGTAGAAGTGTCACCAAAAATAAGGAGGTCAGACAAAGAAGCATCTGTAGCTGATATAGGTGTACCTGAGTTATATATACCATTTACCCCGTTTATGTCAAATACATATCCCCACATATGCATGTACATGTAATCAGCAATACGACTACCACCTGTATTGTGATCATTACCGCAGAACGTAAGTTCATCAAGCGTCATATTTGAACGAGAGCCGTTATTTGATGCTGCTGTTGAGGTAAGCTCTGAACCGTTCCAATATATTTTAAAAGCAGCTGCTGCGGTAGACTGGGATCCGTCATATGTCAATATCAAATTAACAAACCCGTCTGAATTAGCGTTACCTCTATTAGATGATGTCCAGTAATTGGTAGAAGATGTTCCTGTACCAGTTGCAGAATTATTACTATGCAGTGCCCATTGCCTATCAAAGTTTACCGAGGCACTTCTGTAACGTGCTATAAATCTATTTAACCCGTAGTCGTACTGTAGGAAAAAGCGGTTTGCAGTAGAAGTTGTTCCAGATGGTGTAAGATCAAACACAATTAAATTAAGATCTGTAGCAGTCCACTGGGGTCTAATCCACAAAGATATTGTCATATCTGACGAAGATGTAGGAACAGGCTTTGTTACGGCACTATCCCACTTAATATCATTACTCAGATCCCAGTAAGACAATGCAGCACTTGCGCTGTGATCGTAGCTGTACCACTCACTCATAGATGCAGGTCTTGCATCACTAGGATAAGATGCAGAAGCAGTATTAATAGTTCCATAGGATCCAGACTCAGCGCTGTCAAGAGAAATAGTAGCAGTACTTGACCGACCCAGTTCTGAATTTATTTCTGACATTTTTATTGTACCACTACTTTGTAAAGCCATCGATAATAGATTTTAGTTCATCAATTTGCTTTTGCTGATCTTTAATCGCTTCAATAAGAACTGCTGTAATATTTCCGTAAGACACACCAAGCATTCCATCTTGATCTTCTCTTACAACTTCTGGAAGAACCTTTTGAATCTCTTGAGCAATGACACCAATAGACTTTTCATCACTTCCAATCTTGTTGTATTCAACACCTCTCAATTTAGAGACTTTGTCTAAAGCGTTATCAATGTCTTTGATGTTTTCTTTTACACGGACATCTGAGTAAGCAATGATATCCCCTGTAGCGGTAAATGTACCAGCCAAGCTGTTGCCGCTGTTAGACAAGTTACTAAGACCTGCTTGAGTAGGTGTATGCGTGTGAGATGCTGCAGCATATGTTCCAGCTGTAACACTAAATGTTGTACCACTTAAAGTTAAACCTGTTCCAGCTGAGTAAGTAGTATTTAATGATGATAAGTCTACAGCATATGGATCTCCTGAAGTACCCGAACCGCTAATAGAAGCGCCATCAAATCTAATATGCTTACCGCTTGTAATTGATGTAGCTGTTCCTCCGCCATTTTGTATACTCCAAGAACCATAGTTATCAGCGTCAGTAATACCATATCCAGAAAGGGTGGTTGGTGTTGAGATAAGGTCTGAGAACGCAACTTCTGTCAAGTATGTACTTGTGTCAACAGATACAACACCACCCGTATTTGTGGTTAGAATACCTGCTGTAGCACCACCATTGATTTCACTAAGCTTAGGCTTAGCAAGGGTGATTGCCTGACCACTAATAGTCAAGTAATTAGCAGCTGTAGTAACAAGTGAAACATCTGTAGAGTTGTCTGTACCCGCTGGGTCAACACCTAGGTTTGTTCTAGCAGCCGATGCTGTAGTTGCTCCAGTACCACCTAAAGAAATAGGAACAGTACCTGCTGTAATTTCTTGACCACTAATGCTTAGATAGTTTCCTGTTACAGAAGCAAGTGTTACGTTTGTAGAATTGTCTGTTCCTACTGGGTCAAAGTCTGTTCCACTTACTGGGATAGCTGTATCGGTAAATGCGTTAGCACCAAAGGTATAAGACTGGTCTGTAGTTCCATTAACACTAAACACAAGAGTGTTTGTACTAGCAGTTCTTGTAATATCGTCTAGGTAGTAGTTAGAACCACTTGCAGATACCGTAGTAAAAGACAGCGTTCCATTACCATCAGTAGTCAATACTTGACCAGAAGTACCATCCGAAACATTTAGTTCTGTTATACCTACAGAGTTAGCAGCAATACCTGTTATATATCCAGCACCATTGGTCAACTGATTATTGTTTGTAGGAATAGTAGGTTTGTTAAGGATTAAAGCATCACCACTTGTAGCGTTCCAATCTGATTGTACGTTAGCTTCCGCATTACTTGGTGCATGTGCAGCTTGAGAGTGAGTATAAGCGGCATCCCAGTTTGTAACATTAGCATCACTTGCACCTGTGATAGTGCCTCCGATAAAGTTACCGCTACCATTAATACCTTTTGTTGTGCCATCTACAAAGAAACCATTGTCAGCACGTATATATCTAGGAGTGTATATGTTTTTGTTAGTTTCTTGATTAATACGCAACCAAGTAGTGTCTTCAGCACCAATTTCACCTACACGAGTGCTACCATGATAAAACTCAATATGCTCAGATGTGGCATTGAAGTTTTTAATAATAATTTTAGAGTCATCAGTTCCATCACCAACGGTAAGATTAGCTCCTGTATACAGCTCTCCGCTAATAGTCGCATTACTAGTTACAACAAAAGGTTTTGGAACGCTAACCTGCCCGAGAGACCCATCTATATTCAAGTATGTTTCTAAGCCACCAGAACCATCATCGCTTCTGAGGATAATATCTTTATCATCTGATAAATTTTGAATGTAAAGGTGACCAGTGTTATTTGCTATTCTACCATTTGTTCCATCGTGATAGATTTTTAAATCTGTATCTGTACCAAGTATCAACTCAACGCTGTCTTGTAACAACAAGTTGCCAGTAATTGTGTCTCCACTTACAGCTACAAAATCTGTTGCAGCGCTAGCAGCTGCCGTACCTAAAGAAGGAACACCTGTTAATGAACTATAAGCACCATCAAAGGCATCTGTAATACCATACCCGCTTATAGTAGTAGGAGTTCCTGTTATAGTACTCCACGCTTGGTTGTGGGCAGATGGCGCAAATGTAGAAGGAATGCTACTTAATGAACCATACGCTCCATCAAAAGCATCCGTAATGCCGTATCCGGATATCGTTGTAGGAGTGCCAGTAATGTCTCCAAATGTTACAGTAGTTAAATAACCTTGTGTACTATGGTCTGTATAGCTTGTAAAAGCGTTAGAACCTAGAGTACGTTGTTCTACCTCATTAGAGTTAAGGACTAAAGCAGTAGTACTTGTGGTGTTTGTATCGGTAGTAGAAATAAACAACTTAGCACCAATATCTATATTTGATGAAGTAGTTACCGTACTACTATTAATGTCTAAGTGTCTTTTAGATCCAGTTATTGTTGCCATTGTTTAATTTTTTTTACCTCTCAGTCTTTTTCTAGTTACCTTATATGGTATGGTTGCGTCTTTTATAGATGTATACAGGGAACCGTAATTCACGCCATCAAAAGCTGTCCCCATTTTGTAAGGAGCTTTGTCAGAAAATCCTGTAGCTACATATTTAACTCTCAAGCTAGTGCCGGTAGAGTTGAAGGTATGATATCCATCTGATCCTCCTGTATACAATTCATAACTAGTACCTCCGTTATTACTTACATAATAAGAAAAAGCACATCCAGAAGGTACGTAGTGGTCATTGTAATTTAAGTTTACAAAGTCAATGTTTGCTGAGTTAGGCAATGTATAATTTCCATAGACAACTTCCCAGTTTCCTATAAGACCATTGCCGACAGAATCTGAATAACTCCACAATTGATGACCGTCACCCCCAGAGTGACCACACTTAATCCAATAGTATGTACCATTAGCAGACTGCATTCTAAAAATAGGATTGCTGTAATCAAATCTTAAGCTTCTTCCTCGTCCTCCGGTAGACGTATCTTCGGTAGTACTATTATATCTATACAACCCCACCATTTTATTGTTATCTAAATCTATCCAACCCTCTAACATATTTCTTCCTCTATCAGCAGTGCTTGGAATCATAGTAGGGAAAGATGGATTTCTTTCAGAATGTTTACTTGTTATTTCTTGATTCTGAACACCTGCTCTATTGTAAGCTCCAAATCGTTGACCTGATGCAGCGCTTTCTACATATATTTGACTAAGCACTGTAGGTTTAGTTCCGGTAAAGCAAGGAGTAATATCTACATGAGCAAATCTACTACTACATCCTACGACCATTTCATTAGGCGCATTTACAGGATCAATTACAAATATACCTTGCTCATAGGCATCATCTCCAAGACCTGCATCACCCATATCACACCAAACAGCTTTTGGATTAGATGTTGAAGCATCAACAATTGTAGTCATATTAGCATTATAATATGTTTGATAAAACACTCTATCATTTACAGAGTCATAGCTCAAGCATCCTCTATATCCGTTTCTATCTATAGTTGCGGAACCTGTATATTTATCAACAGTAAAATCTATAACTTCTTGTACGCCTGTAACCATGTTTCTGCGACCAATCTTCTTGTAGTGATCTGCATTTTCTGTGGCAGCGTATACCCAGTCTCCAGCTATTGTTAAACCGGAAAAGTATGAAGACCCAAAATCATCAAAAGCTCCGCCTCCCGAAACGTTAATAAGATATTGAGCAGCTTCTAAACGTGTTGGTGCGTTACCATTAAAACAGTCAGAATAATCCCATATAGAATACCCATTGTTGTCATAAGACGCAATAACAAATTTTTTGCTTGGCTTATGAAGAACTATAGACTGGTTGTTTGCATCTCCGTATCCTGCAGAAGGATCTGTATTGTTATAGATATTGGTAAAGCTTCCGTCATTGTTTATTTTATAAATACCCAATCCAGAAGACCAAGAAGCTAAAATCAAAATATCATCGTGCACGCCATACCCGTGAGGAAAGCCAATGGTGTCATCACTGCCAGCATTTAAATAACCGGAGTAGTTTCCAACACCACGCTTCCAAGCAGGAACAATAGCTTTCTGCTCTTCGTAATCGTTTGCAATTGCTCCTGTTATAGAAACTATCTTGCTCCTAGATAATACATCGTTTTTTATCATTCCAGTTCTTGTATTTTAAGTTTAGCCTCTTCTATAGACATTTTGCAATTTTCAATATCACGTATGTCCTTGAAGCCTTTCTTTTTAATAATAGCAAGATGATTTTCTTGCACAGCTAATGCATGTTTCCAGTATTCCAATCCGTCTATTTCCATAATTATGATTCTACAACTTCAACCCAGAATTGGTGATAGTTATTATTACTTCCTACAGCGTACATATAAGATGTGTTGTTTCCGCTGTAGACTAACGTTGCTCCCGTACGTGTTAAGTTTGCAGCACTAGCCTCCGAGTCCATGTATATCTCAATGTGATCTACAAACCTAGAGTCTGGCAAATCGTATTGAATGTAGTAAGCAGTATTTAAACTAACTACAGACATGTTGAGCACATCTAAAGTTGGTGCAGTAAATGCTTTAGAAGCTGTTCCAGGTGAGGAATAAACCCCACTCTTAACAGCGTACACTCTATATGCAATAGTACCACTTACGTTAAATGAAGCGTCAATAACTGTCATAGATGAAGCAAAATCCGTATCAGGAATTTGTGCAATCAATCCATAAGAACCGCCATCTACAGAAGACCAAACTTGGTAGTAGTCAATATCTGCTGTAGTAGAGGCAGAGAAAACAACTTCAATTGTCTCACCTACAATATTTGTAGCTGTTACCGCAGGAGCAGCAGGAGTGATGTCTTCTAAATAATTTAAGTCATCATTAAAAATACTTAGGCTTATTTCGTTAGCCGCCTTTCTTCTTTCTGCTCCAGCATCTAAAACAATAAACTCATCCGTGCCTACCATGGCAGCGGTCATGTCTGTAAACTCAGAAAGATCTAGAGTAATATTTGGAGTTGTTGTGCCAGTAGCAACATCCAAACCAGTTCCAACAGTAACACTTGTAACACCACTTGAAGTAACATACCCTGCTAAGCCATGATCTCCCCAATTAAATGCAGTATCAGCATGTGTTCCTTGAGCAGAAGTAGCAAAGTCTCCCGTAGCGAATGTCGCTGCAGTTCCTAAACCTAAATTTGTACGTCCGTTTGATTTTTGTGTTGAAGTAAGATTCTGAGTTGAAATATCTACTCTCAATCTATTACCAAGAGCAGTGCTCATTGTAGTCGCAAAATTAGGATCATCTCCTAAAGCTGCAGCTAACTCATTTAACGTATCAAGCGTACTAGGCGCTGAGGCTACAAGATTTGATATTTGCGTACCTACATAGCTTTGTGTTGCATAACTTGGATCTGTTGATGGAACCCAAGATGGAGTAACATCTGCACCAGCAGCGATGCCATCAAGTTTAGTTTTAAGCGTTGTAGTAAAGTTCTTCTGCGTAAGACCACCATCTCCAACACTGTATGTAGTATTTGTATCTGTTGCGCTGATGGTACCGTTGGCTGCAATCTGAACGTTTGTACCGGCAGTTAAAGCCGCTACTACATTAGTTGTATCAGTAACGTCAGCAGATGCCTCAATACCATCTAGCTTGGTTTTGAGCGTAGTGGTAAAGTTTTTCTGCGTTAAACCCCCGTCACCTACAGAGTATGTAGTATTAGTATCTGTAGAAGAAATAACACCCCCTGAACTAATACTTACATTAGTACCAGCAGTTAGGTTACCACTGTGGTAAACTTTATGCATTGTTCCCCAAGTAGCGCCAGACCCACTTCTAAAGTATAAGTTTTGATCTGCTGTGTTGTTGTCAGAGTTTGATATTAGCTGCCAAGCAGCATAGCTACCGCTCCATCCTTTTAATGTAAGACCACTATACCAAGACCCTAAACTTCCAAATTCGTCTGTAAAGTCTAATGATAGGGCTTTATCTAAATAGCTGTCTGGGGCTATTTCCCCAGCCCTTGTATCAGGTATGTTTAGATTTTGCAATGCTCTTGTTGCTACAGACCCATTAGCATCAGTTACATGACCAAGAGCATCAGTAGTTACATTGATATCAATATCTGAAACGACATTAAAACCAGTCAAAGCTCCTGTATCTACACTAAAGTCATCTCCATTATATGAAGGGTGAGTATAATTGTTTGCACTTGCGGCAATGCCATCTAGCTTGGTTTTAAGTGTAGTAGTAAAGTTTTTCTGAGTAAGCCCACCATCACCTACAGAATACGTAGTGTTGTTATCAGTCTGAGATAATGTGTTGGTAGAGGAGTTATAAGATAGTCCTCCTGCTAATGTTATACTTTCTCCCGCAATAACATCATCACCGCTTAAAGACATGATAACATCAGATGAACCAAATGTTTCTGCTGTTAAATACCCCTCAGTAGAATGATCTCCCCATCCGTAAGCCGTATCCCATTGACCTACTTTGGTATTTGTAATAGTGTTAGAACCACTACCAAGAGTAAGCTCAGAATCAGCAGTAAGCTTCATTTTTTCAGCACCATTAGCACCAGCATTATCAGCAACTTGCCACTTCCAAGAATGAGTACCGCCACCACTTGACCATATCTGAAACTGAGTATGATGATTACTACCTCCTCCAATTTCATCTTGTCTGTGAACTAAGTTAGCTGTTCCGTCATCTACAAATACTCCCCAATATTGAGATGTATCTCTTCCAACCTTAAATTGAGGCGTTGTAGGCACTGCACCTCCAGTAACCCTAACGGTAAGACCAGTCGCATTAGCAGCGTGAACAATATCTATATTACCGCTAATAGTATCTCCAGAAACAGACACAAAGTCTGTTGAAGCTGATGTAGCTGCTGTACCCAATCCAAGGTTTGTACGACCATTAGATTTCTGCGTAGAAGTAAGACCTTGTGAGGCAGTGTCAATACGTAATCTATTACCTAAAGCTGTTGTCGTGGTAGTGCTAAAGTTAGCATCATCACCAAGTGCCGCAGCCAATTCATTTAAGGTGTCAAGTGCTGCTGGAGCAGAGCTAACAAGATTTGATACAGCTGTGTTTACATAGGTTTGAGTTGCATATGTGCTATTGGAATCAAACTTGGTTGTGCCTCCAGCTACTAATCTGATGCGATCAGCATCAAATTGCACATAAGTGTTTGTATCGCCAGAGTGAGTAATTTTACTTCCAACGTGTATACTGTCGTTAAAATAGAATGTACCAGACAACCCATCTTCTGCAACAGCAACGTCTCTCCATGTTGACCATCCTTGACAACAGTCTCTTAAACTTCTAATTTTTAAAGGCGTAGTGCTATTACTTAACCAATCAGCAGAAAGCTCAAAACCTTGTCCAGTCGTAGACATGAATTGAACAGTAGAGTCGTAACTATGTGGTGTATTAGCTCCTACGCTATAACCCTCATAAACAGTTACACCAGGACCATAGTTATCTCTATAATCACCAGTTGTGCCACCACTTGCAATGTAATCTACATTATTATATACTTTTACAAGTTGGCTTCCACTTGGAATAGTAGGCTTGTTAAGTATAAGTGCATCCCCAGAAGTAGCGTTCCAATTTGATTGAACATTTACTTCTGCACCCGAAGCAATGCCATCAAGCTTATTCTTGAGTGTAGTAGTAAAGTTCTTTTGAGTCAAGCCACCGTCACCAACAGTATAGGTAGTGTTCGTTGATCTAATCTCAATAGTCTGACCGCTTTGAGACAGCGTAGTAGCACCAGCTCCTACTAATGTAATAGTCCCAGTAGTCTCTGAACCACTAACTCCTACGGAAGTAACAGTATCGGTATTGGTATCCGTCCATGGGACGTTTACATACATTTTTTCTGAAGATACCTCTACTGGATAGTTCTTTCCGTTTTCAGCATAACCAATTTTAAATCCACCTCTTGTAGCTGAACTACCAGCTGGAAGGCTGTAGTTGTTAGCAGTTGTAGATATAACTCCAGTTGAGCTATTGTAGCTAATCAATCCAGTACCGCTGATCTTACCACGTACCTGGGCATCAGTAAGCTGTGTGTTCGTGTCAGTTGACGTAATAGTGACTGTACCGCCAGCAGAGTAACCAAGAGATACGTTAGTACCAGCAACAAGGTTTAGATCACCACCAGAACCAACTGTTGTTCTTTGTACATCATTGGTTTTTAAATTCCATGATCCGTAGTTGTCTGCGTTATTTGCAACGCCCGTAGCCGTTGAGTATCCCGCAGAGGCGTGGTTACCCCAGTTGTAAGCTGTATTCCAATTAGATACGTTAAGATTTGAAGCTGTGATATTTCCGTCAGAATCTACATCGCCATAAAATTTAGCGTCTTGGTTCTTGTCAATATCAAAAGCTTTAGTTAAGGACGTACCATTATTTGTTTCTACTCTAAAATAACCAGTATCAGAGTTTGCATCATACATCCCAGCCCCAATTTTAACTAAATCATAGTTATTAGGAGTTGTATTATCATCAAAGTTTGAAAGTAATATGTATGACGTAAGATTATCTGTAGCATATTCTTGACCGTTTCTTGCACCTCTAATTCTAATTCCTGTATCAGAACCGCTGGAGGCACTGTTTTCTATATCAAGACCAATTCCATTATATTCTATATTGTGAACTCCATAGGTTTTTGTACCTGTAGATTGAGTTTGGAATTTTTCAACATCATTATAAAATAATTGTACACCAGCGTCTTTAGTTAATGTAATCCAACGCTCTCCAGTTGCGTAAACTTGGAAATACATATTATCGGCAGCGTTAAGATACATGTTGCCAGTTCCAGTGTCTGTTAGATAACTATTACTTCCATCGTGATAAATCTGTAGGTCTCCCGACCCTCCAAATAACGCTTTTTTACCATCAGTCCAAATAGCGTCTTTTTGGAAATTTACATTAGTCTGAGAACCATCTAAGAACATGTAAGTAGCAGTACCACCAGAGCCATTATCCGATTGAAATACAATGTCTTTATCGTCTGCTAAGTTTCTTAAAATTAAATCTCCTACGTTGTTATCAAAGTAAGTATGCGTTCCTGAATGATATGCCTTAAGGTCAGCGCCACTACCAAGCCTTAACTCCACATTATCATTAAACTTAACGTTCCCTGTAATAGTTCCACCAGCTAAAGGAAGCTTTGTAGCAATACTATTCGTAATAGTAGTAGAGAAGTTTGCATCGTCTCCTAACGCAGCTGCAAGCTCATTAAGCGTGTTTAACGCACCTGGAGCAGAGTCAACAAGGTTTGATACCGCAGTCTGCACGAAAGCCGTTGTAGCGATCTGTGTGGTGTTTGTAGAGGATCCAGCAGTAGGTGCTGTTGGTGTACCAGTTAAAGCTGGAGAAGCTAATGGAGCGTATGTTGAAGCTGCACTTGAAGTAGTTAAATAACCAACCGATGCGTGATTGCCCCATCCATATGCTGTATTCCACTGTGAAGAACTACCATTAGATGCGGTACTAATGCTACCAGAAAAATATGCGTTTTTATTTTTATCTAACCTTAACACCATATTAGGTGAGTTAGCTCCCGCAGAATCTGTGTAAAACTCTAAATACCCATCCGCAGTATTTCCCGTAGTATCAGTACCGCCTTTTATTGCTGCTCTGGTAGTTTTATTATAAGTACCACTACCATAGTAATTATCAGTAAACGTAATTATAGAACCTTTTTGGTCTGTATCAGATTCCCAGTTGTTGTATAAATCCAAATGAGCGTCACTTGCAGAAATGCTGCCTTGAGTAACGTGTTGTGATTGTTTACTAATTGTAATCTTGCCAGTCGTTGTATCACCACCCACAACAAGATTACTAGCTACTGTAACTTGTGAGTTGTTTACCTCAAGTCTTTCACCACCACCAGTAACAACACGCCACTGGTCAGCAGCATGAAACTGCATATAAGTATTTGTGTCACCAGTATGAAAAATATAATCTGGAATACTAATGTTACCGTCTATGCGAATACCACCTGCAACAGTTCCACTTCTGTCTACACGATAAGCATATTCTTCTATGGCTTTATTGGTAGTACTTACATTGAAGTTTGGACCGTTTCCATTTGAGTTGTTATTACTTCTTACAGTTCCCTCTATAGTGAGTACGCTGTTAGCGTTTCCAAAAGTATCACTTGTATTACTTCTTAAAAATGCGCTACTATCAATACCATCAAGCAAGTTAGAGTCAGCTGCTTTAGCAGTAGCCCCCAGGTATAATCCAGCATGGTTTCCCCAACCATAAGCAGTCTGCCAGTTAGCAATGCGTGTTGAGTCTACATAGTTTGTAGCCTGATCGCTTGGGTATACTCGTCCGTCTAGGTAGAAGTTAGTATCGTTAGAGAAGATAAACTCTTTACGGTTTGACCAAGCTGTATCGTTGTTAGGGAACGCATAGATTGTAACACCACCTTCAGCACCTAGGAATACAGTTTCAGCGCCAAGGCTAATGTTGCTTTCAAGAACAGAATAAGTATCACCACCAGCAATAATAACAGCATCGTCATGACCTAGAGTAATACCACCGTTGAACGTGTTTCTTTTTAGGATTGTTTGACCATCCAAGTTGATGATTGCACCAGTGTCTGGCAAGAAGTCAATGACTGCTCCAGTACCCATAGTCATGGTAGACGTAAGTGTCATACCATTAGCCATCTGCGGGTTGTACACGTTTAGTGTTGTGTTGCTTGACCCTAAAGTAAGGGTTACCGATCCCTCTCCACGAATAGCACCGCTTTGTTCAAATAGAATATCCACGCTGTTTACACCGTCACCAATGTAAATATCGGAAGCTCCGTCTCCAAAAAGTACATTACCGACAGCATTGCTGATAACAAGATCATTACCACTTGTTTCTATCTTACCGGTGTTCTGACCAGAAGAATTCTGAAACTGAATGAATTGCGGTGTGCTTAACGCACTGACTAGTTTTATTGCCATATCTTATAATCTTGTTCCTCCGATTCGTTTTTTACCAGTATTAAATGAAGAGCGTACACTTTTCTGCACAGAATTACCTTTGAAGGCAACATTGCCAACTGGAGATGCTATGTCAAAAGCTACTCTAAAATCTTTCATTTTAAACCCTTCTTCTTGCATTGATCTATCATTTACCCATAAACCGAATGTCAAAAGATATCCTTTTGATTGAGGCTGTATTGTTACTTCTTTTGTTTCCCAATCACCTAGTGACGCACTAGTATGACGAGCGTGTTCAACAAAACCTATACCTAGGTTTCCTTCTGTGCTATTTGAAAACTGACTGCTATTAAAGTTTGTGTCACTAAAAGACTCCCCTTGACCAAAATCAACAACGCCATCAGAGTATCTACCACCCCTCCAAATCTCTAAACCATTTACTGGTTTTGCTATTAAAACTGGGTATCCATTACTTCCGATGCTGGCTGAATTACCATTATATCTTATAGGATTTACATATATTTCCGACTGAATTTTAACTGTCGTTCCCGCTGGGACAAATACTTTTTCAATGATTCCTTTAGCACTGTCGTATGCTATTAAAACATCCCAGTCAGACTCGCCAGACTTTTTAAGTCTATACATTCTGTATCGCTGCTCAAGTACTTCGTCACTTAAAAATCCGTGTTCAACAAACGTTACTATGTTTGTGCCTCCAGGTGCTTTCCAGGTATCTTCGTAACTGGTAGGAAAATGATAAAACTGATTAGCATAAATAGAACCAGTTTTAGTCGGGTCGTAATATGTAGCAGTCATGTCCCATTGATTTGGCAAGACCTTGCTGTTTAATATATTTAACGATCTAACGTCTGAATCCGCACCTAGGTATCTGTATTTATCTGCGTACCATTTTTCTAGTAATACACCATCTAGCGTAAGGTTTCCTAGTTGAAATGCTCTACCATTTTGTGTCTGAACATCAATATGTCTTATATGCTTTGAATACCCCTCTCTAACCTGGTTAACCTTAAATCCATAGTCTTCAGCCATACGACAAGTTATGTACTCAACAGCGCAGAAATCAGCGTATATAGACTCGGTTATATAATTATAAGCATTGCTAACCATTGATATAGTACCAGAATCTTTAGTAAAATATCCACTAGACCATCTCCAGTAACCGTTACCAGTTCCGCACAACACGTTATTTCTAGTAACGTTTCCATAAGGGTGACGAATACACAAGCCAGGATAACTATCTCCATCTCTTGTTTCGTTAGAACATAAGGAATAAGCTGTTATCGCACAGCCATCTACATAGTTTTCTCCATTTTGAGAAACACCATTGGATGTATGTATTGTTGTCTCGTCTGCGGCAGATCCATTTATTGTAGATATATATCTTCCGTTATATCCACCAATTGTCACACCAGCCCTATAATTAGTGGAATCGTTTGTATTATACCCTAAATTTTTAAACCTAACATATTTAATCTTAACACGTCTTGTGGAAGCAGCATTCCAACCGTTAGATGTCCAATACCTAACACAAAAGAATACACGAGCAGAATCTTGATCTCCATTAGGGACTTCAGCTCCATCAGTTTTACAAGCTTTAATAACTACGTCTCTTGTGATTCTTATAACAAGAGAACCTACATCAGATTTGTATTGTAGATTTCTATCTAAAGTAAGTGTATTACCACTAATAGCAGATATCGTGTATATAATATTGTGTCTCCAAACGTTGCTTTCGCTACCACTTACATAGTTATAAGTGCCATCATTAGTCATGGCTTCCACCATGATTTCATCTCCAACGTTTAAGTCAGAAGCGTTTCCTACCGTAACTTGATTAGTGGTGTTTATAGATGTTATTGCTGAACGAACTGTTGTAGCCAGTCTTCTTACAATCCTTCCGCTAGGGTGAAGTTTTTCCGTACCAGATACATATATTTTTTGACCATCAACTGTACCAGAAACAGCAGAAGCAAATGTCAAGGTATTACCATCTATACCGGTAACCACTTTTGAATTTATATTGGAGTTAGAGTTGCCAAAAACAACAGTATATCCGACTCTAAATAGTTTTCCATTGTCAACCGTTACGGTACTTCCAGATTTAGATATTACCGTTCCTTCTGGACCAACGAATTGCTTGAAGTATATTCTGTTGTTTGCTGTATCGGCATAATGCACATAAAGACATTCATCTGGAGATAACCTCCAATCTACTTCTCTTTCGTACAAGCTAATCATATCACCAGTAGCAAAATTAGCAACACTAGTAACAGATAGATATGGTGAATCAACCGGATGGTTTGAACTTAAATTTGTGTAATTAGTGGGTTCACTTCCTTGAAGATCTACACCACACCATCTGCGAGTAGTAATGTCTATACCGTGTTGATCTGAATTGCTTCCAGATATTTTTATCTCTGAACCTCCAGCCATGGAAAGTAAAGAACCAGAAGAAGTTGATCCTTCTACAAACTCTCCAGCATAGTTGTTGCCAGAATTACTTCTATTGTAGACCGTCATCCTACCATGAAGATGCATCTTACCGCCATCCGCAAAGTGTAAATTACCGTTTATCTCAACGTCTCCAGTTCTGGTAGATTGTATGTTTGTGCTTACCGTTACCTTATGACCGTGAGCAATGACAACTAAATCATCGGCAGCTGGAACTGAACCACCTACCCATGTTAATGTACTTGCCCAGTCTCCAGTTTGATTACTCGTTATTGTCGCCATCCTCTAAAATTTCATCGTTAAAAAACTCTTGGTATTGCGAAAGATCAATAGCAACCTCAAAGCTTAATTCTAAATCGTTATCTGTAATTTCGTTCTCGTTAATAACACAAGGCGCATCTTCATCATTTGTAAGCGTAAAGCTTCCAGTAGACTTGTTGTAAATTACAGTTAGTATCATTTGATGGAGTTTTGTGTTTTACAAAGATAACAAAAAAAGAGGGCTAAGATTGATTCCTAGCCCTCCTCGCTTATACCTTATTGGACTTTATTATAATCCCCCAGTAATATGTACGTGTATAGATTCTGCTGGTAAATCTTGAATAGTAATTAAATCCGTTCCAGAAGTTTGAATAATTTCCGCTAAAAGAGTATTACCACTGTTGTCTACAATAGTAACATGGAATGGGAATGTCAAACCGTGTGTAGAAAAAGGGATTTGTAATTCCCCACCACCGTGGCTATCTTCTACGTGGTAGTAACGACCAGCACGAGAAGTAACAGAGTTAATTTCACCGGTTGTTACCGTAACACCATCTAACTTGTTTATTTCCGCTGTACTTGCCGTAACACCGTCAAGGATGTTAATTTCCGCAGTGGTTACTGTAGCTCCATCTAACTTGTTAAGCTCACCAGTACTTGCTGTTAATCCGTCTAACTTATCAAACTCGGTAGTTGTAACTCCAGTGGCACGAAGATCTTTAGCATAGTTAAGATCAGCAACAACACCTGTAAACCCATCAAGTTTGTTGATTTCTGCGGTTGTAGATGTAACACCATCCATGATGTTAAGCTCTGTAGCAGTAGCGGTTACACCATCAAGAATATTAAGTTCAGAAGCGGTTGCTGTTACACCATCAAGTATGTTTAATTCAGCAGCAGTTGAAGTTACTGCTACCCCATCAATATTAAAGTTTGCTGTAATATCAATAGTAGCTACATCAAGATCACCTATTTTAACGTCTGCATGAGTACCGGCAAATACTTCCGAAGTGTTTGTTGCATCCGTAAGGAATACAAACTTACGAAGTGAGTCATCATAACCAAAGAAACCTAATTGTGCTTCTGTGCCAGTGTGATAATGGAATTCAATACCACGGTCTTTGTTGTCATCAGATGCTGGAGCTTCGTCCCCACCAAGAGTAAATACGGGATCATCAATGGTTACTGTAGTAGAGTTAACCGTAGTAGTTGTACCACCAACTGTAAGATCACCATCAATAATAAAGCTACCAGTTATTTGAACATCTGGAGTATCTGTTGAAGAGCCAATCTTAATTATATCGGTAGAATCTACATTCTGGGTATGTGTAGTATCTAACTCTGATAAACGTTGTACAAGGTTAGTTGAACTTACATCTGCATCTACTTGAGATGTAAACGACAAGTTACCGGAACCATCAGTAGTCAAAAACTGACCGTTAGATCCGTCTGTAACATTCAATCGTGCAATATCTACCGAGTTGTCAGCAATCTTGGCTGCCGTTACGGCATCTGTAGCGAGGTGTTCTGTATCAACTTGACCGTCTGCAATTTTAGCACTTGTTACCGCATCAGCAGCAATTTTTGCAGTACCTACAGCACCATCAGCTAGTTTACCAGAAGTAACTGCAAGGTTTGCAATATTGCCGGTAGCAACCGTAAGTGCATCTATTTTATCACCAGTAACAGCATCGTCAGCAATATGAGCAGTGTCAATAGACCCGTCTACATAGTGTTCGCTATCAATAGAGTCATCAGCAATCTTTGCTCCGGTTACGGCATCAGCACCAAGCTTTGCATTTGTTACAGCTCCAGTAGCAATCTTTGCAGAGGTAACTGCGCTTGAAGCAAGTTTAGCTGCGCTAACACCACCATCTTTAATAGTAAGCGTGTTACTTGAAAGCGTGATAGTAGTTTCATCAGCAGCAGCACCAACTAAAGTCCAGTCTGCACCATCATAAACCTTTAGCTTATCTAGTGTACTATCGTATACGAATTGCCCCTGTACTGGACTACTAATCGCTGTGATTTGAGTAGTTGATAAATTTTGAATCTGCGCGTTACGAAGTTCGTTCTTCGCAAGGTCCAAGTAAGATGATAGGGTTATACTAGTTGCGGATAACCCCGATACTATTTTTAATGCCATGATATATTTATTTTTTAAAAGTTAAATCAATTAAAGTATGCTTTGCCTGAAGTTGAAGAATCAAAAGTTAACGTAACTTGATTATTCGAATCATATTGAACATCGCATATAATTAAAGTTCCCGCAGAATCTACTACAGAGACTGCAGGATTTTTATTTAAATTGTGTGTTATAATCCAACTATTGCTAGGACTATTTTGGTCATGCACATAATTTTTATCAAAACCTGTACTAATAACAGTTCCTACATTAACAACTTTTACAGTCTCTTCTGTTAGAGAAACGGTAAAGTTTGTTTCTTGTACAGAAACTTTATTCCCAGAAGCCTGAGTAACTTTTACAATATTGTTGCTCATTGTGTTACTTGGCTAGAAATTTTTACACGTCCCTCTAAAATTCTTTCTACATAGCTATTTTGATACTCTATCTCAATGTCATAGACGCCTTGTCTAAAATCTATAGATTCTGTTTGAGTAGCTGTTATTGTTATAGTAAATTCTCCAGTGTTTCCTGTAAATACTATTCCACTACTAGGAGTGCTTAGAGAAACAGCAGCTTCGGCAGAAGAATAGTTGTCTCTTATCTGCATTCTAACAGAAGAACCACTTAAATCTATAGGAGTATCAGTGCTATCTTTATACGTAATAGTACGTGTAAAAGTAGCACCTGCTTCTATTTCCATATTGTATTTACCAGCACTCATATATTAGAGAATATATTATGTCTTACACCTTTATCTTTTGTAACTAAGTACGCACACATGCCTCGCACAGATTTATAACCATTATGATGGTGCCATCTATCTGTACCGCTCAAAGAGGGCATTTGATAGACTTTTGTTTTTTGAAGTTCTACAACCTTTTCAAAATGCAAGTGACCTGTAAACCAAACTTTATGTGTATCGGGTCCGAACGTTAATCCTGACTCGTTTACCATAAGACCTGGTAGGTTACTCATCTTAGGTCCGTCTCCATGCGTAAAGCCCATTACAGTGTTACCGTATTGAACATACTGACGCATTTTTAAATTAGACGTAACTTCAACATCATTAGCTTCTCTGTAGTACCCTTGCAAAAAGAGTAATAACGAGTTACTAAGAACTCTATCATGGTTACCTGCTGCCATAGGAACTTCTACTGCAGCAATCTGTCTTAACATGTCAATGAACTTAATCATTAGGTAGCTGCCTTCAAACATAATTTGAACGAGCGTACCGTCACAATCTTGCGGGGTTCCATTAGTAGTGGTTCCTCGGACTGTGTCAAAATGAAAATAATCGCTGCCTATAGGCACGATAAATTTCTCAATAGGGTAATGGTTAATCTCTGCTAACAAATCCTCTGTGTGCTTAAGTAAAAGCTCTTCAGCGATTTGTCTGTTGTAGGTGTCTCCTACTTCTTTATCCCATCCATACTTACCAAAATGCAAATCAAATGGAGATATTACACAAGCGTATTCACCTTCTTTGTTCTCAAAGTTAATTTGAGGAGTAGCTTTTAGCGCTTCTTTGTGTCTCTCGAAATGATCTGTAAAAGGATTAAGTACCCCTAGTTTAAGTTCTTGCCATTTACGTGCATCTTTCTCTAACTGCTGAAGTTTTTGTTTTTCAAACTTCTGTTCTAAAGCAAACTTTTTGCCTTGTACAAGTTCGGTCATCAAATCTTCTTCATTGCGAGTAACCATTTCCTCATCGGTAAATGGTTCACTGTCATGAGTCCAAGATAGGATGCGACGTATTTTATCAAATAAAGAACGCGATAGCTTAAAGGCTCTACATATTTGGTTAATAGAATTAGGGCTACCATCCCAATTACTATACCTTCTTTTTAACTCTCTTACTTTGTCTCCCCCAAAAGATAAAGGCTTGTTATATCCAGGTATAAAGAAGATGTACAAATCTTTATCCGCTTGGTACACATAACTTTTATCGTATTCTAAATCTCTTACAACAGGTTCTGGAGTCTCTTCAACATCCTCCTGTGCTCTGCATTTATTAATATGTCTACGTACTGTATTAAACGAGACGGCAATATCCGTCTCTTCTAAAATCTTTGCCGCTAATTTTCTTACTGATATTGTCTGATTGTCTCTACAATACTTTTGAATTACTTTTTTTATGTCCATGCTTAGGTATTTAATTACCCCTACAATATAACTAATTTTTGTAACTTATTAATTATCTATGAGTTACGCTCAAGGTACTCTAATCGAGCTCTTAAGTACATTAGCTTATTTTCTAATTCTTGCGTGCATAGGTCATAATTTAAACGCGTAGTAAGTGTTGTACTAAGCGTTCTAATTGTAGACTCTACATCTGCTTGTTCAGCTGCAGGAGTTAAATAATTTAATTTTTTATATACCTTAGCCATTAACAACCACAATCACAATTACAAAAATTTCCTTCACATAAATGCTCTAGGGCTGTAAGCTTATTAGTTAAATCTGCCGAAGCAGCATATTTAAAATCTAGCTTTGCACCTTCTTTGACTGCAAGTAGTTTTTCGACAAGTCTTTTTGTTTCTGTACCGCTGCAAGAATCACAGCAGGTTTTAAACATATAGCCGTCAATCTTGGTATATAAACAGTCATCGATTGTAGTAAAGAGTAAAAAGTTCTTATTTAAATATTCTGTGTCAGTTGTATACCCAACCTTATAACTTCCTGGAGGAAACTTAGTCCACGGTAAAGTATTTAGAGTGTCAGAACCTTTAGCAAAGGTTGCGGCTGAAGCATTAAGCTCAGTAATTGTAAAATCAACTTCTGCGCCTGGATCAGACTCATTAAATCCAGATAAAGCTGCAAGATCATTAATCGTAATAACTACGCTATCAGGAGTTGTAATAACTAGTGATGCACCTGAAGCAGGGTCAGGATAAGGTGCTGTAAATTTTACAGTAGTAGAAGGATTAATGTCGAAAGTAAAGAATGCAGCCATGATTAGATTTTAGATGAAGAATTAGGAGGGGCTAAATGCCCCCCCCTTATATTCTAAATTTTTATCCTTTCCAAGTAGATAGTTCTGTAGCCAACGGAGCACTACCACCATTAGAGATAGCAGCATCATTGCTATCTACAGCAAAGATCAATTTAATTAATTCACCTTTTTGTGCAGACATACCGTCTTTAGATCCCGCTTTAGCAACTGCTTCTACAATTACAAGATCGTAGTTTGTAGCAGATGCAACTGGAGAAGTTGGACGCTTAACTGGGAAACCTACGCGGTTAGTGATACCATCGTATCCAGCGTATAGATCGTACAATCTAGTTACGTCAGTAGCTTCACCTGTAGAAGGAACCATTGCAGTAGTGTAAGCAATTACAGAACCTGCAGCACCTGCCAAACGGAAAGAACCGTTAATAGGAGCAGTAACAGTAATTACTTCGCCAGAAGCAGAAGCAGAAAATCCAGCAAATTCGCTAGAAGCTTTTGCAAACTCAGCAGTCATAAGAGCAACGATTGCAGCAGCATTTGCGCCTTCGAAGTTCTTAATAGGAAGGTTCATAGTACCTAGAGTAGTGTTAATGATTTTAACGTACTCTGTAACACCAGAAGCTACACCTGATAAATCAATAGTAGATACTTGTGCAGTACCTGCATTGTAGTCGTAAGAAGTAACACGAACCACTTCAGCTGCGTCTAGATCTACAGAACGCTTACCGTTTGCGATGAAGTTTACTTCTTTATCACCAGCAGTAATGCCAGTGTAAGCTGCATCTGCAGCACCTGCGATACCAACCTTTAGGTCAGCAGCAGCATTAATAACAAAAACTTGTGTTGCCATTTTAAAAAATATTTATAGAATTAGTAAAATCTAATTAGTCTGATTGCGACTCTTCGATACTGTTACCTTGGTAACGTGGTGATTCTATAACTTCTAAAATGTGCTTGACTGTCATATCCACAATCTCATGGTGGGTATGTTCTGCTAATTCGCAATCTTGACTCAAAGATAAGCTAATATTTTCGGGCTTCCGAATGTAGTCAAGCTCTACACCTTTTAATATAAACTTTTCTGTCTGAAACACTGTGATATCTTCTAGTGTAAGAGACGCTACAGGTGTAGTAGCTAATGACTTTGCAAACGGATTGCGAAGCATTTCATATAACTTATCTTGCTCCACTACTCTTGCGGGCACCTTCTTAAGGACCGTACTATCGCAATGAGAGGGAGTTAATCTAGCGCGTAAATTGACTAAGTAGAGGTAATCTATTGGTAGATCATAGCGCTGATATTCTGCCGAAGCATTACCAACATTTGTATCTACAAAGTCAATCTCAATAATACTACGAATATCATCGAGACGTTTTTGGTTTAAAGAGAAGCCTAACCTTTTAGGATCGGATGTTTTAAACACTCTATCTTTTATAAAGCGCTCTTGCATCTTGTTTAAGAAGAAATCTAGTTCTTCTTCTAAAAAGGTGTCGTAGACAAAGGACCCCACTTTCTGGAGCCCTTGATCTACAGCATAATGCATCTCTTGTACGGTCATTATTCAGCGTATTGTTGTACCCTAGCTTTTAGGGTGGTGAGAGTCGAACTATTCTTTTTATCCTTCAGGAACAGTATAGCTTCTTCCATAGTATCACCAAGCTTTTCATCACCTAACAACAGAGAGTTTCCTATTTTACGTATTACTTCTGCAGTAATACACTCTTCTATAAACGCTTGCAACTCAAGATTCTTGCTTGTAACAATCTCGTAGAAATTGAGAGGATTCTCTTCTACCATTTGCTCCAAGAATAGTTCTTTAGTCTTAGCATCCATTTTAGTTGGATTTTCTAAATGCAGACGGATAACCATATCCATCTTCTTCTCGTTGTCAGTAAGCTTAATAAATTCTTTGTATGCTTTCTTTCTGTACTCTAGTTCATTGAAATCTTCTTCAAGTTCTAGAGCTTCATCGTATACATAGTACTTAAAGCTACGGTTTGTGCTCAATGATCCTTCATCTCCTGCGACATGAGGATGACCGATTACAAACTTGTATTTAACATAATCCATCACGTTTAGAGGTTCACCACTCTCATCTGCGCCAGCTTCTAGCTGCACGCCTTCGAGAGGTACCTCAATAGTCATATTCCGAAAATAACGCTTAGCTTCTTTTCCAAATGCGGGGTCATTTGGGTCCACACCTAAAATGTATGGTAAAAACTTTTTTTGCTCTGGGAAGGTCAGACCTGTATAAATATCGCCAGTCTTAGTAAATACGCTGCCTATGCGACGTTTACTCTCTGCATATACGTGATCAGGAAGGTTAGTAGTATTTTCTCTACGCTTAATTGTAATTATTCTAGATGCCATCTTCTGGGGGTTTACTATATTAAATTGGAGTTTCAGGGGAGCGCCTAAGCAAACTCCCCCTCAAACCCCTAATTATTATGAACGCACACACTCTAAGTGTAAACAGTTCGTAGCACGACGGATGCTGATACCTGACTCTTTCATGAAGTGTACAGATGCACCATCTACGTCATTCGCACGAAGCGCGTTACCTTGGAATCCTGGAGGCACAGAAGCACCTGCAACAGCCCAACGAACAAGCTCACGTCCCTTACGGGTTACCATAGCAACGTTTTGCTCACCATCGTAAGAGCTCATATCCAAGAAGATCATACGGTATGATTCCATTGGAAGACCTGTTACTGGGTGTTTGTCAGAGTTCAACGCACGAGCACCGTGGTCAAACAAAGGCAAGTGACGTACAGTAATCACGTGACCATCGATGTGCTTGTAGCTAGTGAAGAATCCACCTAACTGCAAGTTAGCACCAGAGCCTGTGATGAAGCTCGAAGGATCAGTGTTCTTGATGTAAGAACCACTAGAAATTTCGTCTTTCATAGCTTTGTCAAACTCTTCTAGACCACCCAAACCAGTGAACAATACGATGTTCATTTGAGCAGCGTCAGAAGCGCCGTAGAGAGCGTCACGAACAACGTTCTTTAACTTAGTAGCAGTCAACTCAGAGTAAGTATCTACGTTAGGAATCTGCTCGATAACACCAGAACCCAATGGAATTGGTTTGCCGTTGTCATCTTTCAAGTGAATAACACCATCAGTGTCGCGGTTGTACTTAGAGTACCAAAGAGCGTATTCAGCTTCTTCTTTCCAGCGTAGCATGTGCTGGTACTCTTCAAAATCGTACCACAACTTAGTTGTGCGACCACCTACAGTCAACTCTACGTTAACTACACGGTCAGGCATGTTACCTTCGTAACGGTATGACTTACGAATTAAAGAGATCTGGTTGCGCATTTTAGAAGGCGCTACCCAGTTGCTCTCGTTACCACGAGATCCAGAGAATGCAGTAGGTGCAAACAACTGTACGAATTGCTTACCTGCAACATCTCCTGCAGCAACTGCTTCAGAAGAATCAGATGTAACCAATTGTAAAGTGTACTGCCATCCACCTGCAGTTTCGATTGGATCTTCCATTACACGCATTTGAACACCCGCTGGGTTTTCAATGATGTACTGCTTAACGAACCAACGCTCTGCAAAAGTTACCTTGAAACGAGAGTGAGAAACACCAGTACCTGCATCTAGAGATACTGCCATAACGCTCTTGTTCAAGCGACCCATTACTGGGTAATCGTACTCAATGTCGTTAATGTACTTGACATTGTTCAATCCTTCAGTTAAGAAAGATAAAGGGAAACGCTTGTCTTCCTGACCCGCTAGGTGAGTCAATACTGGAGACAATTTATCAGGCTCAGTCAACAAAGCGTTTGCCAACGAGTTCTCGTCGGTCATACCCTCTGCATTGAAAGTGTCCTGATACAGGCGTAAT